GGTATTCAATCGTCATGTCGGAGTTCATCGTGAAGTCACGATCATCAACAATAGCCTGACCTTCGTGGACGAGTTTCAGGAACTTGTCATCAGACGCCACGACATAAACTTCGTTGTCGTTGAACAGGAAGCTCTCGGTACCAGCCGCATGCTGCTGACGAATCATCACCATCGGAGTGCCGTCGAACATGCCATAGAAACCAGCATTGTGCATAGCTTCTTTCGCGCCGTCGGACTTCTCGGTGCCTTCGCACTTCGCAAGCGCAGCCTTCGTGCCAATAATCGTAGCGGGTTTACCAGTCGCAGCTTCCACATGCGCAATCAGCGTGTTCAGCTTCGCAGCCGTGAACGAACCGCTGACGATGTAATTTTCGCTCAGACCGATAGTGGTAGCGTCAATGCCAGAGAACGCGGCAAAGATGTCAGCCCAGATAGCTTTCTTGAAGCTCTCGGCGACTTTCGCGCACAGCGCAGACCAATCAATACGACCAGCCATGAAACGCGCAAATTCTTCATAAGCGCGGACGGCGTGCGGCGTAGTCTGCACGGTGATTTTACGACCATGATCAAGTCTCTGACGATCGGGAGTGGCGATGCCATTCGCAATCTTCGTGACGATGAAGGTCGAGTTGTCGGGAATATAGAATTCACTCGTGTCGCCAAGCGCAAGGTTACGCTCGTCAACAAAGTTCGCAAAGAACTCGTCGCCCTTCAGGCCCTCTTCAACGATGACCGGAATGAGCTCTTCGATGACTTCGAAGATTTGGTTCTTGTTGCGACGATAGGATTTATAGTCTTTGAAGTTCGTGTTGCCGTCGTTCGCTTCGATCAGCGCCTGACGCAGAACTTCCGTTGCTTCATTCAGACTATAGGTCTTGTCGTTGTAGTCAAACGACTTTCTGCCCTTGGTCATTTCGACAGCAAGGCGAATAATTGCGTTATCCATAAATGTTACCTCCTATACCAGTATCTCGTTAAATGACGCGGAACTTATAGTACGTGTAGCCATTCTCGACATCGGAGCCAAGATACTCAGCAACAGCGTTCGTAAGGGCGGTAACGACCTTCAGCTTCGTGCCAGCCTGAACTTCAACACCAACGGTGCTAGCAGACGGAGCAGCGCTAAGGGCGTCGGCAGTGACGCTGAACACGTCACCGGACTTCAGGATATAAACGCGGACTTCCGCGCCCTCCGGATTGATGAAGTCGTCAAGATTCTTATACTTACGGTCATACATGATTTCCACGCCGGCCACAAGACCAAGCTTGCCGAGACCCTGCTGCGCCGACGGAGCAATAGCTTTGTACACGCCGGGTTCGTCAAGGCCGTTCAGCGAAATGATATTACCGTTTTCGATGGCGGCTTTATTGGCACCATCATAGAAGTGAACCGTCGCGAGGCGAGCGCCATCAATAATGCCACTCAGGTTGTCGGTTCTCACAACACCATATGCCATAGTTGTATTCCTCCCAAAAGTTTACTTTGAAAATTTAGCGAACAAGAGGCCAACGGGGTCGGACGTATCTACCGGCTTAGAGTTCGGCAGAGATACGCGCGGCACCTTCTCGTCACTAAGTTTTTGGTTAAATGATTTTGTCTGCTTACCACGAATGCAGAAGCAGTGGTTGCGAACTTCGTCCAGTTCCATTCTTGTCGATTCGTCAGCGGCAAGCTCTTTGACGTTCTGCGCAAACGCCACAAACTCTTCCACTTCCTGCAAGTCGGCAAACTCGTTCAGGACATCATTCAGTCCAGCATCATAAGTTTTCTGCATGGTTTCCTGCTTGAAAGCCAGCAGCTCCTCAAGCAGCGCTCTGCGCTCCTCAAGTGCGTCATACTCTTCAAGAGTCAGCCACGCCATCACCATCTGCTCGAAATCTCCGGTGAGAGTAACCGTCTTCGTTTCTTCGTCGAACAAATACGGGAAACGACCATGCGTCTCTTCAAACGCGCCGGTAGAGTTATTAAACTCGTCGCGCTCCACAAACGCATAGCTGTCATCAAAGTCAACAAGCCAGAAATAAGTCTCCGTCTCGCCGTCCACAATCGGGTCAAGCGCATTGCTAATCGCTGTGCGCTTGTCGTTATAAGTAGACGAGAACGACTTCTTCTCAGCTTCGACTTCCACGGGCTGCTCTTCTTCTGCGGGCTCTTCATCCACAGGTTCTTCGGCTTCCGGTTCAGGATCGGCAGCGGGCTCAGCTTCGGGCTCTTCATCGGGTTCCGCTTCGGCAGGTTCAGCTTCTTCGGATTCCGCTTCTGGCTCGTCGGCAACAGGCTCCGCAGCCGGTTCGCCTTCCGGCTGGTCAACAACCGGGTCGGCACTTTCAGCCGCAAAGGCGGATGCCTTTTCTCTGAGCTGATCGGCTGTCATATCTTCCGTGATTTCGAAGTCCAGATCTTCAACAGTAAGGTCGAATTCTGCGAGAATCTCGGCGATAATTGTCTCGTTCAGACTCATTTGCTCTCCTCCTTCTTGGCTATTTTCTGCCGTATTGGAGAAACCTCCAGCGGCATATTGCTTCAGCTCAGTCATCATCTGAGCGTATTGCTGTTTGAAATCCAGCGCATCGTGTGCGCTGAATACTTTAAGCTCCGCACCCTCATAGCAAGGTTCGGCGCTCTCCAAGAGGCAGAATGCCTCAAAGTGCATAGCATCTGCGACCAATACACCGCGATTGTCGACATGGCATTTATCAAACACCACTTCCATCGACTCGCCGATCGTTTCTACCTCGCAGATGTGCTCATACGCTTCCTGACGCTTCCACAGTAGAACTGTGGTGCTCAGATATTCGTGCGGCACGCCATTCTCATCGACGTCCGTTTCAAAAAAGCACTCAGCCCCCGCCGGTACAACACCGACTGGCTGAGTGACGTTAACCAGTTTGTAATGATTCTCGTCTTCTTGGACAAGCTCAATGTCATGGCTGCCGAATGAATTAGTTGCACGATCATAGTGCGCCACAACCGGACAATTGTACATTGTCGGGATGGCAGCCTCCATTACATCTTTGGAAATATTAGAGCCATTTCTATTATCACCCACATATGCAATGCGCAACTTACCGACCGCAAAGCTGGGGTTGATATCCTGAATGTCCTCAAAGGCGGTTGCAAATCTAACGAGCTGCATTTTCGAGCTCATGGGACTCACCTCCGTCAGAATGCCATGTGCAATTCCGGGCTGCGGATATACCCATCCACCAAGTCGAACTTCTCATCTCCATCGTCAATGAACACCCACATGTGGACACCATTAACGTCGGTAAATTCTCTGAAGAACTTCTTGCCCAGCTGCGTCAACTTATCGTAGACATTCTGGTCGTAAACATACAAATACATATGTCACTCTTCTTCCTTATTCGCGTTGCTGTCATTGTCGCGTCCGCGTTCTGTGGACTCGCTCACGTCGCCCTTCTTCTCTGGACGACCTACGTCGTTAGAACTCTGGGTGTACGATGTCTTGAGCGGAATCCAAGTATCTTCAACATTCATCATGTTGTTCTCAACAAACGCCATGCCCTCGATATCAGACTGCGGTATGCCAATCGTTGCAGCATACGCCATCTTACTACCGGGAATACCAAGCGTCGCGGCAGTCTTAAACGACTCCGCAACGTCATCTCTTGAGAACACGGTGCATTGAATAAAGTGCATCTTAAACTTGATAGAGCCGCTCAACTGTTTCAGCAGCGCGTTAATAATACGCTCAAGCTGCGACATACAACCGAACACATACTCTTCGTCTACCTTAACGGCAATACGAATTGCAGAGCTGGTCGTAATGTCGGGGTTACCAAACAGAGCGCCCAGTGTACCAGAGTTGTACCAGAAGTTTGAGATGGCGGTAGACAGTTCCTGCGAGTTATTTGTCGGCTTGCTGCGGTCGAACGTAATCTCCTGCAGCTTACCGGGACTCATAGCAACGCCAATACCGGGCGGGACAGCCTTCTGAATATGCTCCAAGAACATTGTGTTAAGTTCCATCGGCATTGACGGCTGACCGTCTTTTGTCTCAACAATCATTTGCAACAGCTTGTAGTTGTTCAGCTCCGTTGCAGTACCAAGCAAATCGCGCGTATTCTGCAACTCCAACACGTCTGGCGCCAGCGAAATAAACGGCGGGCACGGGAACATGCTGGTTTCGTCCGGCTTGTACACAAATGACAGGTGCGACGGGATCTCAAACTCTTTCTGCCCCGTCAGTTTATACTCCTGATAATAAGTAGTAAACTCGGGTGGGTACAGATACAGCTGGTTCTCTCTAATCTTGCTAAAGTCAACGGCGAAACAATAACGACCGTCTTCAATAGCGGACAAGCGACAAATGTCAGGGTCAATGTGTTGAATGAAGAAGCTGTTGTTGGACTGCCAGATGACACCATAGAAGATGCCATCAATCAGCCCATACAAATAAACCTTCAGCATCTCATGCGCAAGGTTTGCGTTCTCCAAGTATTTCATCGCCTTCTGATACGCCTTGCGGAGTTTCTGCAAGTTCACCTTCATTGGGTCGAAGTTCAACGGACTCACAGTGTAGAACCACAGCGGCATAAAGGCATAGTAGTTAATCATCCGGCGGTAATGCGTAGATGAATGATAAAGCTGCCGAGAAATCTTGCGAAGCGTCGCTTCGTTGCTTTCCGGCGAACGCAGATACGACATAATGTCGTCAATCGAATATGTCGTATACGTGATCGTTGTACGATCGTTAGCACTCCGCGCAATATCGCGCAACAGGTTTCTGTTGAGCGACGCGAAATACCCACGAATCTGCTCCATGTCAAGTTCCTGCGCCAGAGGCGCTGAGCGATTCGGTTGCTTCTTTTTGGAATGACTCATCCGTTCTCACCACCTTCTGCTGTGTTTCACTTCGGGAGCACGGAATGACACGAGACTACTCCAGTCAAAACTCTCTGAAATATTTCGAAACTTTCTTTCAATCTGTTGCATAACGTAATAGTTATAACCAACAGACGACACGCGGTCTTTACGCATACCAGATCTCTCCGATACACGAATCACCGTACCGCGAGCGGCATATTCCAAATTGATAAGCTCGTTAATCAACAGCGTTGTATGAATAAACGGCTTCATCAACAGAATCTTATCTGATGTATCAAGGTTCTCATACGCCCTGATATCACGCATCATTTCGTCAAAATCATTCTCGTGAATCAACAGATTGATATATCCTTGTTTGAAGGCTTCGCGCAATGACAGATACATGTCATTATTAAACTGCGGCGTAGCCTGTAGCGCCCAAATAACCTTCGGCGCGGACGGGTCGTTACAACGGTCAGCATAAGTCTGGTCGTTGCAACAGCTAAGCGGTGAATACGTTACACCGCGCTCAGGGTCATAAATGTCACGGCACAATGCGTCGTACACGCCAACACCAAGAC